CGAGCAACCTGCTCCCCCAGGTGTCCTCGACCCTAAGTGTATACTCAGCACCAATGTTGTTCAACAAGGCAATACTGAGTATGTTGGCATCCACCCTAATTACTGTAGAAAGATGCCCAAACGCAATGCTAATTGCCCGTTTATTTGTGCTGGTGATTATGATACCGAATTGAGGAGCAAGTTTACCCGGACTTTGTCTTCTGATGAGACTGTGGACTCCTTGCAACCGATCTGGGATGCTCAAACCATTTTTTCACCCATGCCCGAAGGGTATTACGACGTGGTTTTGGATTGTGCTAATCGCTACCGTGCTTTGTGTATTGAAGCTCGGGTTTACCCATGTGATGCCCTTACTTATGATGAGGCCACAGTGGTCATTGAGGACACCACTGTTGGCACTTATTACCATAGATTTGGCACCAGCAAGAAAGAGGTTGTCACGAACCCTGAGTTTAAGGCTTATTTTGAAGCTTGGCAAAGGGGTGAATGTGGTAGACCACGGGAGATTGAAGACTTTTACAAAAGGGAACTCCTTAAGATCGGCAAAGCACCAAGGGTCGTTAACCCCTACCCGCCAGATCTCCTCATGGAGGCGCGTATGGTCCATTCCAAGTTCAACAATGTTTTCTATGAAAGCCACGCGCGCAATGAAGTTGACTCCATAGTTGGAGCTCCTGTACATTTGCTGGGTGGGGTCATGCAACGGCTCAATGCGCATGGCTATACCCACGCCATCAACCTTGACGCACACAAGTCTGACACCGGCATGAACGACTGGGAGCATGAGGCTATGCTCTTTATTGACATTCATTGCGCTCATGAGAGTATCCACGAGAGACTTATCAAGGTTTCAAATGAGGAGTACGATAATATACATGTTTTGCCCAATGGTTACATGTTTCGCATACATTATCGATATTGGACTGGCAAGGAGCGCACTATCATTGAAAATACCTTGACGCATTCCAACCGTGTTCGATACGTGCTCTCCTTTCTCTCTGGAGATCATGAGGATACCAGAGTTAAAATTCTCACTAATGGTGATAACGTCACCATATTATCAACCTCCCCGTTGGAACAAGGTGAGATATCCTGGCTACTCTATAGATTCTTTGGTGCCCGCTACACCATAGATTACTACGGGGACTTGACTGGCATTGAATGGACACATCACACTATCAGAACCTTTTTTGACACTTGGGTTTTCACATATGATGAGGTTCGCGCCTACGAGTCTCTGTGTCTGAAGCACCAGCCCCCTGACGGTTTGGAGCTTTTTTATTTTATCGGGAAACTAGCCGGTTTTCGTCGTGTCTGTTATTGCAACCGTAGGTTTCGAGACCACTGTGAGGTCTTGCTTAACGCTATTAGAAACCACCCTGACTGGACCATTGAAATTAACCAATACTTGGCAAAAGTTTGGATTAATGATACACAGTTCGCTGAGTGGATAGGGTTGCATTTATTACAAGAAGCCACAGTCCAGTTGGCTTTAAGTCAGGGGCGCCCCAGGCTTAACAAAATTTCTAATGTTTATTCCAGCAATGTACGTAATTGTGATAACATTAACGATTTTGACATGTCTTACGATAGTGAATCTAACCTTCTCCGTGGTGAATTTCACACTCCTCGTCAACGAGCAGCTGACGGAAACTGCGTACCGCGAATCGCAGTCGGAGGGGCAACCCAATTGACCCGCGCGTTTGATGCGGGGTATGCCGAGGCTTTAATTGACTCCAACATCCCTTCTGCTCCTTTAGTTGGCATTGAGCCCAATCCAGGGCCTGGTGGGTATAGATCACGTGGTAATGGGCGTTCGAACAAACCCCGTGCTGTTGAGCGCTTTAACAAGCCATCCCCTAACAAGGAGGAGGCTCGTCTTCGTAAGATTAATGCCGCGCTCAACACGATCCATCAACTCATTAAGCCTCGTGTTCAAAAACCTGGGCGACCTGGTTCGCGTCGAAATGCCAAGGGTGACGGTCCCACTTGGGTTCGTTACACCATCACCTCCATTAATGAAGGAGAGGGCGGCGCGACTGTTGAAGAAGTCATCCATGAGGTTACTTTTCCTGTTGTTCCAACTGTCAATGGTTGGGTTAAGGACTTGACCCAAGAAGGTGTTGAACCCAACCCTGGCCCTCATGGCCATCATAGAAACCATCGCAATCCCCAGCATGGCAAGAATGAAGGAAAGGGCAATTTGGGGAAGAAAATGGTGGATGTTGTTAAATCCCAGCTTTCTCGTGAGCGAGTGCGACCCCCGTGGCAAGGTGCTGATATCACCGGCCAGCCGGCCGCCATAGCTTTGGAGAAGGCGGTGGCGGTTGAGGATAATCCCCAAGTCAATGCTCTCAAGGCGGCCTTGGGTATTTTCCATGGTGATGTCATTCAAGGAGCCGGTATGGCTTCTAATCAAGTTGGTCCCACTTATAAGTTTACTGTTAAAAATAAGATAGGACTTTCCACCCTTGTGAATGCCACGCGTTATCAAGAGCTCATCGGGTTTTATCCCTTCGCTAAGAAGGTGATGGAATATGGAATATCTTTTGTTTCCAATGCCCTTTCCACGTACACCGATGTTGATGATGCTGCTTTTGCGACTTGGGGTTCTTTGACCGACAGTGCTCGTGTCACTTCCATCAACGTGCTTGTGCAATACACGGGTACTGTAGCAAATATGCAGGGGCAATGGATGGCTGGTAACTTGCCATCGCGGCATTTGACAGATGCTTCGATCAATAACTTCGACAAAATGTCCAATAATCCGAATTTCGCTCGTGGTTATTTTACTGCCGACAAGCCTTCTTTCTGCTATAGCTGGTTTCCTGCTAATCCAGCTGACAAGAATTTCACGCTTCCCGTAATTACATCCCTTTATGGTGGGGCTGATACCATGATGCTCTTGGGTTTCGATTCAGGAAGTACAGCTGTCAACTTCGATGTTACTTTTTTTGTTGGATATGAGGTGCAGGTTGCTTATGGATCGCAACAGTTCCTTCGACCAGTTACTGAGTCGATTGACATGGCAGCTTACACACGTGCGATTGCCAGCAAAGATAAGGACCTCATTGAAAATAGAAATGCGATCACCGACCCTAGTCTCAAGGACGCCAACTTGGCTAAAGACATTGTTACGATGGCTTCCGCGATTGTTGGTGAAGTCGCCGGACCCAAGGCCGGTGTTATCAGCCAGGCAGCTGGTGAGTTGTTGTCTCTTGCTGGACCAACATTGTGGGCTGGTGTTAAGTCCATTGGTTCTCTTGTCTCTTCGGGATTGTCTTCTTTCTTTGGGAAGGACCGTGCTGCACGCATTTTGCGTCATAGCATGTTTCTTGAGCGTGAGGATGTCGCTGAGCTTCAATACTTGGCAGATCACAAGGAAGTTCCCCAAGAGCTTGTTGATGCTGTTGAGGTTATTCGCAAGCTTAATCTCAAGCCTGTGGCTTCCGATAATGGTAGAATTTTGGGTTTCACCTGGGTCACCAAGAAGGGAGGGCCCACTGGTGGCTGGAAGGTCGCCAAGGCTGTCGTCTTCACGGATTTTCAAGTCATTGAGGCGTTACTTGACAGCGATTGGGCTACTCTGGATGGCTTTAATAGTGCTGATCCACAAGCTTTTTGGATCTCCATGGAAACACTTTTGGAGAATAGCTTGACTTATCAGGCTGCCGCGACTTATGTTTTGCGTTGCATAAATCCTCCTGAATCCGTGCTCAAACGCTCCCGGCTCCTTTTGGAGAGCCACAAATCTGAGGGTGTCAACTCTGAGTTCGAATCTGTGACCCCGCTCAGTGCGCCCGCACTTCCACCGGCTCGGGGTTTGTCCCCAGCCAGACGTTAATGTGTGAGGCGTCTTCTCTTTTCTCGCTGATTTTGTCTAGGAAATATCATGTTCGTAGTTTACAATACTCTTCTTTAATAGGTTGTTTCTTTCTTGATGTAGAGGTTGATTCAACCTCACTCTTGCTCACCTGTGAACCTACTTGTTATGATTGTTTGTGTTTCCTTCTCGATCTTCTTAGTTAGCGGGATTGCCACTTGTGCTTTCTTTTTAAAGTGCACGTGGAACAGTTTAAAAACTGAACTCAACTTCTGAACTAGTTGAGATGTAAGTTTACTTTACTCTTTAAAACACTTGGTTGGAAAACCGTTTTAATTTGTTTTCATCCGATCTGGGAAATTGCTTTGGC